CAAGCCTCTGATCAGATGGAGCAGCAACTAATGCAGCGCGGCATCAGCATCGAGGCTTGCTGCATCTGAGGATTCTGAGCAACCATCGCTGCCAATTGTTCGGGTTTAATCATTTTGCTCTCCACCATTTATGCGACTCATATTCGCGTTTCAAAAAACCATAAATCAATAAATCTTCGCCGTCTGGGAACGCCTCTCTCATGCACCCTTCTGCCTTGAACCCCAAGTGCTCATCGAACCGCACCGCGCCTGCGTTGCTCTTGCGGACGAGGCCTGTGACGCGCTTGGCGTTCAGGGTGTCGAAAACATAGCCAAACAACCCATTGAACATGGCCACAATCGCGCCAGGCGTGGCCCAGGACGATCCTTCGGTCGCAGCGGTGTGCATGTCCACATTGCGGCTCGTGAAGTTGCTCATGACCACAACAAACACAAATTCCCCTTCTTTGTTCACGCAGCTCATCGCTCGGCACAATCCAGTCGGACAAGTTATGCCTAAGACCTCTTTTGCCCAGCTGATCGCTTCTCCTTCTCGCTCGAATCCAATGAATCTCAAAGCAACGCTCCCACAAATCTGTCTGCCCATTCGTTCCAGTTATCGAACCCGTACGGGTCTGGCACCCCTTTGCCCAAAGCAACGATGTTGCGGAATTGCACCGCCCAGTCTTGCCATCGAGCTTCGTCGTCCAGCCGCCCCAAAGCCGCGTACGAGTCCAACTCCAACACAACACAGTCTGACCAGTCTCTGACGGTCATTCCTGTCGGGCGCGTAATGTTCATCCGCCCACCATCGTGCCGTCTCCCGGCTCCATGTGCCCGATGATCAGGCCCATCTGATAGTCGCCGCCAATCACATTCGAACGAAACTTCACGCGCAACTGTCGGCGCTGCTCTTTGAGCGAGATGATTTGTTCGCTAGGAATGCTGGCGACCTCAGGAATGGGAAATTCCACGCTGTCCACGTCTGGCGCTCTTGCGTTGGCTCGCCCAACAATTTGCACAGTCATAGGGCCTGTTTGAACAAAGTCAGGTTCAATCGCGGCTATGCGCACTTTTTTGTTTACGCCGCGCAGCGTGATCAGCGAGATGTCGCAGGTCACAAAGTACGAGTCTATCGGGTAAATTGCAGCGCCGTCGATTGCGTCGACGCCTGATTCGTGGATCCAAACTTTGTACGTGCTTGTGTCTGTTTCCGCACTCGCCATCAATGGTGCAGGAAAGAGGTTGCTGAATGTTGCCGATGTGCGCCCGATAGAAGGCAGCTCTGTGTCGTACCAAGACTGCTCTCGTGTGTTGAAAATTATTGCGTGCGAGCATTCAGTGGCGCTGCCTCTTGGATAGCACCACCATATCTCGCCATGTCTGGGCACAGCAAAAGAAAATATTTTGGGCTTTTGGGCCGGGTTGATGTTGTCGAAGAACCAGTTCATGTTCATGGTGTTGGGCACTTCGCGCACGACCCCGTTGAACATGAAGAATCTGTCTACTCCGGCCCAATAGATGACGCCGTCCATATCGACGACCGCGTCTGGGGAGATTATCGAGGTGCCGGTGGCGATGGTGTCGAAATTGAATATCGCGGCACCTCCTGTGAAGGACGAGCGCAGCACAGCGTCGTACGCGATGAACAACCCTGCAGGCGCAGAGCCTGAGCCTGCGCGCAAGGGCATACCCTTAATTATCTTGCTGCCCCAAGGCCGAGCCTGTCCGGAGCCCACGCCTGTCAGGTCTGTAGGTTGCCCTGCCACCGACCAGCCAATTATCCCGTTGCTGCCGTAATAAAACAGATACGGACTGAGGTTGACGATGCCGCCAGTGGCGTTTGCGTTGGCTGGTAGCGTCACAGCGGTGAGTGCGGAAGTGCCAATCGCGTCGCCTGTGAATATTTGGCCACCAACCGCATTCGCCAAAGATGCGTTGTTGGGCGCAACGTGAGCGACAATGACTTGGTTGGTGCCGGAGGTGTTGTACGCAAAGTCGAACATCCACTTGTTGTCCGTCGACGCCGTCAAGCCCACCGGCGTCCTGTCAAAAATCACCGAGCTGTTGCCTGCCGCATCTATCGTGAATCTCTCTAGCGTAGAAGCGCCGCCAGAGTGACAATAAACCAAGTCCCCTTCCACAAACGAAGCCAACCCGCGCGATGTCTGAGAAAGGTATTTAGAAATGCTGCGGAAGCCGTTAATCTTGCGGGGCAAGCCCCGTTGAAACCGCACCCACTGCCCGTCGGTGTAATAGTCGCCGTCGAATGAGGTGCCGTCGCGCTTGATGCCGGGCTTGGAGACGACAGGAGAGGTTTGAGCGGCCACGCTTAAAAAGTTCCGCTGGTGTTGAGCGCTGCGAATGCTGCGTTTGCGTCTGCCGCTGTGAACACGCCAATGCCCACAGACGTCCCTCCCAAGTTGATCAGCGCCCCTCCTGGCGAAGTCGCCCCGGTGCCGCCTTGCGCAACGGACACAGGCAGAGAAACTCCGCTGGTGGAAGCGGTCACGACATTGGCCCCGTTGCAATAGAGGATGGACGTGCTACCGGCCAAAACACCTGAGCCAGACCCCGCAGCAGTCTTCACCGTCAACGTGAACGCACCCGTCGTGTTGTTGCTGACCCAATACTGCTGCACGGTTGCCGGCACAATTATGACCCGGTTGCCCGTCAAGACGCCCGTAAAATTGTAAGATATGCGGTTCAACTCGCTGCCGGTGAGCGTGTAGTTGCCGGTGCCGGGAACAGCGATGGCCGTGTAATCGAACCCAAAAGACGTTGCTTTGCCGTAACCGATGGTGTAAAAGTTGGTTCCGTCGGTCACAATTATTGCCGACTCCAGCGGAGCAAAAGTCTTGGTCGAAGAACCGTCGATCAGAGGCGACCCGGTCGGATCCACCACCAACGACCCACTGCCTGCGTTGCGCACCATCAAGAACCAATTGTTGCCGACCGTGCCGGGCAATGGTAGCGTGAATGTGCCTCCCGCGCCCGTCCACACATACATGATGCCACGGTCGCTGGTGCCTGCGGAGAAGTTGGAATTGAACGTCACCACAGGCACCGCAGGGCTGAGCGCGGAGCCGATGGCGACAAGCCCAGTGCCTGCGAGCGCGGCTGCGTTTTCAGCGGACGCTTGTGCGCCGTATTGCAGCGCTGTCCAAACGCCAGCGGAGGTGAGGTTGACGGTTAAGTAAACTTGCCAAGAAACTCCCGGAGCAACCGAAGCAACAGAAACCCCTGCCGCGTTCAAAACGCTGAAAGCAAAAGCGCCTTTGTTGTTGAAGAGGATCGTCTCTCCGTTGCTCACTTGCGTAGCGTCAGGCAGCGTGATGGTGAGCGACCCCGCACTCGCCGTCACATCCATTATTCGGGCAGCATAATTTGCACCGGTCGAGGTCTCTTGCGGCCACAAAAGCGTTAAGTTTGCGCTGAGCGCAACCGCTGAATAAGAAAGCTCAGAAGGGGATATTGGCGTGCCGCCAAAAACGTCTGTGTAGGTCGTCACGCTTCGCTCCTAGAGGCAGCACGGTCGAGTATCTTTTTCAAGTCCTCCCCGTCGATTGCTTGCGCTGCACGGTCATACGCGGCTTGCCAAGTGGCAATGCGCTCGTCGTTCTTGATGAACGGGGAAGCTTCCAACAACACCGCATACTGCAACAAGTTCGGGATGTACGCGGTCATCCAATTCACCTCGTTCGCCTCGTCTAGCAATTGAGGTTGCTCGTAATAGAGCACCTCCATCAAGGCGGAAGCGTTGGGTGTTGGCGCAATGAGCCAATTTTGGTAATTGTAGTCTGCGTAAAATTCAGGCGTCGCTGTGAGTGCGTCGTCTGGCCAATAGCTGCGGCAGTATTCGTAAGAGCGCGCGAAGAGAGGTTCGCCAGCGACCCGGATCGAAATGGTTTCGCGCCAGCGGTCGGGCTTCTGATAAGTGGACTGACCCACGACGATAGGGGTGGTGACGGCCTTGATAAAGCCTTGCAGCTTTAACTCGCGCGCGATGCGCCGCTCTGCCATGTTGATCAGGCGCGGCAACTGCTCGTAAACATACGGGTCATCCTGCGCCGTGAATCCGCGCTCCAGATAGCGCCGGGTGTCGTCCTGCAAAGAGCTGAAAGTCATTGTGTAAGCCATCACTGTGTCCTTTGAGAAACAGCTGCTTGTACAGTCAGCGATTGCTTGATTATATCCTGAAAATTCATTTTCGCAAAATATCTACGGCTGCGTTGTATTGGGAGTAGCAGGCTTTAAGCCCGAGCCTAAGCTCGTCTGCGTCCCGAGCGAGCCGCGCAAGAAATTCGCTATCGCTTTTGTAAAGTCCTGCTCCAGTGCAGCCTGCGGGAGTTCCTGCATCGGCGGGAGCTGCGGAGGCTGGACGATTGGGGCGTGACGACAACCACTCAACAAGAGCAGCGTTATCAGTGCGGAGCTTGAGACTTTCATCTTGATATTTCCTTTGTTGAGTTGCTATTGTCGCGTTGAGCGCTTGCTCTTTGGCCCTTGCGTCTTGGCCGGCCTTGACCGCCGCTTGTGCAGCAGCAAACATCTGCTCGTTCCATTCGGCACGACACTCTGCGCCGCCCATCTTGTAGGCTTTCCAATGGCTCGCGGCCAAAGCCACTGCCACAGCGACTGCTGCCCAGATGTGCCAGTTAAAGACCAGACCTAGAGGCATCGCTGTCTCGCTTCAAGTCGATGTAGTTCCGCAGCGCTTTTGCGCCTGTCCATGTCGCCATATAGAGGCCTGCGTACCATTCCGTCATCTTGCCATCTTGGATCAATGCCACAAACCCCCATGTGGACACAACAAGCGCAGTGGTCAGCCCGACCTTCTCCACGCCGATCTTGCCTGTCTTGTTATCCAGCAGCATGTGCCGCAAATCAAACTCACCCGGCTCTTTGTGCCACAACCACAACAAGTATGCTGTGACAATGCTGCCAAACAGCAGCGCTACCATCGACGGGTCTTGCAGGAAGTTGAGCCAGTCCATCACGCCACTTCCGAAGGGTTGTTGACGTCAATCCAGACATCCTCACCTTGGGCAATTGCTTGCCTGACCACGGTTTTAACCAATGCCACAGCAGGGCGCGAAGTACCGGCAACAAGGCTCCGGTCTGTTGCAGTCATGCCTAGCAAGGGGCATCCTTCCGTGTCGGCTGCGGTGTTGCCCGCGTGTATACGGACAAACTGAAAGCCAGGCACATCGTGAATGGTTAATGTTTCAGGCCCGAAGCGCGGGGAGTTTTCCAGCGTCACCCGATAGCGGCCAGCGGGGATGGCGGTCTTGCCTTTGATCTTCCACTGGCTGATAGGTGTGTCAAACACTTCGCGGATCTCGTCTTCAAGCGTGTGGCACAAAAACTTGTCATTAGCGTACAGCTTGCCAAGCGTTGCGCCTGCGTGACTCTGTGATCGATTAAGAACCAAGTTCATAGCCACCCCAACTTCTTCGCTGCTGTTGCGACTGCCAATCCAACAACCGCAAACACAGACCGGTCGACCCAAACGCTCGCCCTCTTGCCGTCCGGGGCTATTTCCTCAAGTCGCTTTGTGCGCTCTTCGAGTTTTTTGAGTGAAAGTGCAGAATGCTCTAACGCAGGGACAGAAGTTTCGAGCTTGATGAGCCTGACGTCCACCTTCTCCAATGCAACGAATGCTCTTTCTGTGGCTGCCGCGCCGTTTGCTTGGCGCTCTTCAATCACGCTCAATCGGTTGACCGATTCGGTTAAGCTCTTTAGCACGAGTTTCATCTCGCTGACGTTGTCTTGTATGGCGTCTAGCTTGACCCCATACGCGTCAGTGATTCTGCGGTCTTCTGTCATTTTTCGTCCAATGGTTTGCTGGTCAAGACGCGCAGCACTGCGATTGCAACGCTCACAACAACGCCGACATACATCTGTTGCGTTGGCGTTATTGGGAGCATCGTGATGTAGCCTTGCACGACAGAGAGCGCGGCCAAGAAAGCAGCGAAGATCAGGGTCTTAGACTTGAAGAGTTGGATGATGGTCGGCATGGCTTATTCCGTGGTGACTTCGAGGCGAGACTGCAGCTCGTCGATGTTTGTGTCTTTTGCTGCCAGTTCTGCTTCTTTAGCTGCAATCAGCGCATCCTTCTCAGCGATGATTCGGTCTTTGTCTGCAAGTGCAGTTGCATGAGCGCCCAGCGCATTGGCTAGGTCTTGCTCTGCTTTCACTTTTGCGTCGAGGCTGGCGGTGTTGAAAGCTGCCAAGAAAGCGTTGACGTTAAGGCTCCCCACACCGACATTGAATCCAGCTAGGTCAGCGCCATAGGCTTTGCGCTCGAAGGTTTCGCTGATTACTTCTGTACCGCGCTTGATCTGGTTTGCCCATTGGACGTTCACCATTTTTGAATCAGGGAGGATGGTGATTTGCTTAATGATTTTGGTTTCTGAGAGTGACATGGTGAGTCCTTTAGACGAAGTAAGTTGCAGAGCCGTAAATGATGGTAGAGGTGGCAATGGTGCTTGAAAATAAATTAGTCCCACTGACTAAACAAACACCTGTAATGGAACCTGACGTATTTGCTGTAAGACTTCCTGTCCCGTTCACGGTCCCAGCAAAAGGCAAGCCTGCGCACGCAATGCCACCAGCCGCAGCCGCGATTGAAGTCGATCCACTCAGAATGAAAACAACAGTGACCTGCCTGCCAACTTTCGTATAAGTACCGCTCGAACTAAACGTCCCCACTACAGTAAGCCCAGCGCCTTGCGTAGGCGTCCAAGTTCCTTCTTCATAATCATCCAGCGTATTCGCATTGCTCGATGCAAGCTGAGTCGCTGGGAAAGCAATGCCGGTGCCTGCTGCGCTTGTTGCGCCTTCGAGGGCTAGGGTTGTTCCTAGGCCGACTGCGAGGGATTGCGTGAAGGTGATTGCGTTGCCTGCTGTGCCGGAGGGGGATGAGAACCAGCGGAACGTTCCTTGAAACTGATCAGATACGGTGGCTTGTGTGCCTGTGGCGATATATTTCCAGCCGCTGTTGTAATAAGCATTGTGCGAAATAATCAAACTTGAGTTATCGCCTCCGTAGCTAGCACGCCCACTTTGATAGACTTTGTAAGTTGAATCCCAAGCACTCGGAACAACACCTAGGCCGAGGTTTCCAGGCACATCCAATAGCATCTGTGTAGTGTTATTTGTAATAAACCCAACAGGATGATTT